TGCAACAAATATAGTTGAGTCTATGGATTTAGAATTAGAAGCTCAAATATTAGCTAAAGACTTAGATATTGAAATGTTAGAAACTGTAGCTCGTGTAGTTATAGGTTTAAAAGTAGATAGATTAACATCATCAGAATTAAAAAGAGATGTTAGATTATTTGCACAAAGATATCCTGTTGAGTTTTTAGATTCAATTAATGACCCATTACTATCCTTACAAAACAAATGTGCTAAATTTTTTAGCGAAGGATTATTAATTATAAAAAATAAAAAAGATATTTATTATAATTTAAAAGGTAATAAAAATAAACTAATGACAATTCCTTATGGAGAAGACCCATTATTTATATTGGCATCTTTTCTTCAAAGTGATGAAGGGTTAGAAGTTTTAAGTATATTAGAAGACAAGCTATAACCAATTTAAAAATTAGGCTATTTAGTAAAGAGGGGTTCAAAAAAATGAAACCCCTTTTTTTGTATCTTTGTAAAAAGATTAAATAATTATGAGTTTAATAAATACAGTTAGAGCAACTGTTTTGTCAATAGCAAATAAAAATAATTTTGGTTATATAACACCTGCTGATTTTAATTTATATGCAAAGCAAGCGCAATTAGATATTTTTGAAGACTATTTTTATCAATATAACTCTCAAATAGTTAAGCAAAATGCTAGGGTGTCAGGATCAGGATATGCAGATATTGTAAAAGGAATAGAAGAAGTAATAGATACTTTTACAGTTTTTTCTCCTTTATCTAAAGTAAATATAATTTATCCTAATAGCTTATATTTTCTTCCTAATCAAGAAAAAAATGGAAGTGATTATTATATTATAAATAAAATTTTAGTTTATCAAAAACAAAAAACTTCAGGAACTAATACACAAATTCAAGGTGGTCAAAATAGATTAATTGATTCTAGTGCTGATTTTTTTGCTAGTGGAGTTGTTTTAGGGGATATAGTTGCGTATCGAGAGAATGGAATAGATTATAATGCAGTCGTAACAGGAATTAATAGCTCTACTCAATTAACTATAAATGCTAATAATTTAAGCAGTATTAACATACCTTATATAATATATGATTACTCTAAATTAAAAGAAGCAGAAAAAGTTACTCATAGTAAAATAACTATGCTTTCTAATTCAATGCTTACAAAACCAACTTTGTCTTACCCTGCTTACACTCAAAATTCTTTAGATGCACAAATATATCCAGATACTATTACTGATATAGGTCAAGTAACATCTCAGTATATAAGATACCCAAAAGATCCTAACTGGACATATTTTAATATTATAACAGGAGGAGAGCCTAGTTTTGATGAAACAGCATTAGATTATCAAGATTTCGAACTTCCTTTATCTGATGAAACTAATATTATAAATAAAATATTACAGTATGCAGGAATGTCAATAAGAGAAGCTGCTTTAGTACAGTTTGGAAAGGCAGAAGAAAAAGAAGCAACAACACAAGAAGGATAGATTATGGCATATATAACAGAATATCAATACTATGAAAACACAGGCAACCCTCATACTGAACAAGAGAATTGGGGTTCTTATCAATATGTAACATTAGAAAATATAGTTAACAATTTTATGTTAATGTATGTTGGTAATGATAAACTTATAAATAATGCTGAAAGATATAATGTTCTTTTTCATGCAAAGAGAGCTATTCAAGAGCTTAATTATGATGCTGTAAAGGAAATAAAAATTTTAGAATTAGAAGTTTGTGATATACTAAGATTTGTATTGCCTCCAGATTATGTAAATTGGGTTAGAGTTTCATTATATAAAAATGGAGTTTTAAGGCCATTAAGTGAAAATATCCAAACAAATTGGAGTGATGCTTATCTTCAAGATAATACATGTAGAATATTATTTGACCATGATGGAAATATATTAAAACCTTCAACATCATTTTTAGATTTACAAAGAATTACAGGTGGTAAAACTAGCATTTATTTAAATGAGAATAGTCCTTACAACGGACAAGAAGGTTATTGCGTAGATGGTTTGTGGTATTTTGAATATCCAATTGGAGGCAGATATGGACTTAATACAGAAACTGCAAATCAAAACCCTACTTTTAGTATAAATAAAAAAGGAGGAGTTATTAATTTTAGCTCAGGTATGGCAGGAGAGTTTTGTGTTGTAGAATATGTTTCTGATGGAATGGAAAATGGAGATGATTCTGAAATAAGTATAAATAAATTATTTGAAGAATATGTGTATGCATATATGAAATATGTAATTCTTTCTAGTAAGTATGGCGTTCAAGAATACATAATAAATAGAACTAGAAAAGAGAAATCAGCCCTTCTAAGAAACGCAAAAATAAGATTGAGTAATATACATCCAGGGAGACTTTTAATGAATCTAAGAGGTCAAAACAAGCTTATAAAGTAATATGGCAAAAATTCAAAAGAATTTTATAGCAGGTAAAATGAATAAAAGTGTTGATGAACGTTTAGTTCCTCAAGGACAATATATTGATGCTTTAAATGTTCGTTTAGGTTCAACAGAGGGAACAGAGATTGGTGCTGTAGAAAATTCAAAAGGGAATGAACTTTTAGTTGAATTAAAATTTTTAAATCAACCATTAAGTAATTCTGCTAGATGCATTGGGGCTTACGAAGATGGGGCAAATGAAACTATATATTGGTTTGTTAGTGATGAAAACAATAGTTTGTCTGCAACAGGGAAAGTTGATTTAATTGTTTCTTTTAATACTAGATTAAATATATTGTTTTATCATGTTATTTCTACTTCTGTATTAAACTTTGATAAAGAATATTTAATAAATGGAATAAATTTAATTGGAGACCTTTTATTTTTTACAGATAATTTAAATGCTCCTAGAAAAATAAATATAAATAGGAATTATTTAGAACCAAATGTTCCTTCAACTCTTGATAGAATAACAGAACAAGATATAGGTGTTATTGTCGCACCTCCATTAAACGCTCCTGAAATAGAGTCTTATCAAATTGGTGGGGGAGAAAATTATATGGATGAGCTTTTTTTAAGTTTTGCATATAGATGGCAATACGAGGATGGAGAATATTCTGTATTATCTCCTTTTAGTAGAGTAGCATTTACCCCAGGTACATTTGAGTTAAATTATCAAACTTATGATAATGACGGAATGTCTAATATTTTTAATACAACAGACATTACATTTGATACAGGAGGCAGAAATGTAAAAGATATAGATGTTATATTTAAATTTAGCACTAGTCAGTCTGTTAATGTTATAGAAAAATTCAATAAAGAAAATGAAGGATGGCTTGATAATGTAGAACAAACATTAACATTTAATAATAAAAAAATATATACTACACTTCCTGAAGCTCAATTGCTAAGACTGTTTGATAATGTTCCTAGAATTGCACAAGGCCAAACAATAATGGGTAACCGTTTAATGTATGGCAATTATGTTGATGGATATGATATTAAAGGAGCAGATGGAAGAGATATATATTTAGATTACGATTTATCTTTAATTTCAGAGCCGATTCAAGATGAAGAAATACAGGGGTTTTCAAGTGATTATACTTATACCTTAGGAGGCGTTAATGCTAATGTTAATAATGCTAAAATTACAATAGATTTTGGTGGATTAGAGTTAATAGAGGGTTCTCAAATAGGAGTTGTATTCAATTACCAAAGTACTTTGTATACAGATACTAGTGGCACTTATGAAGATGGAACTCAACCTGAGAATACTTTTGAGAGTACTTTTATTTTTAATATACAGCAAGATTATTCAAGTGTTTACGAATTATCTATAAGTTCTGAATTTATAAATGCAGTAAGTGAATTTGTAGCTATCCAAGACTCAAGTTGTTTTGATGATTGTACAGCTAATTGTAGCTCTGGAAGTAGTCAAACTGATGTTTTTAATTGTGGTATTTCCGCAAAAAATGGTTGGAAACATGTAGGTTTTGGATTTACAGCTTCTCCACAGGGAATAATAATAGAGTCAGCACAAGGTAGTAATGAAATTAGTTTTGTTTTACCAGCAATTCAATTTGAAGAATATGACCCAACACAAAACCCTCCTGCAACAGGAGTATTTGCTTACGAATATTTATCTTCAATAGACTCGGTAGGTTTATATTCTAAAGATGAAGCAAAACAAAGTTTACATAGTAATAGAGATTATGAGGTGGCTATAGTTTATATGGATGATTATGGTAGAAGTAGTACTGCATTAGTAGATACTTCCAATACTGTTTTTATTCCTTGCGAAAAATCTATAACTAAAAATAATATTAGAGTACAATTAAATAGTTATCCTCCATATTGGGCTACTAAATATAAATTTGTAATTAAAGAATCTAAAGGCCTTTATAGAACTATTTATTCAAATGTATTTTTTCAAGAAGAATCCACAGGTATTTATTACTTTAAATTAGAAGGAGACAACAGAGATAAAGTAGAGGATAATAGTATTTTACACGTAAAAAAAGATACAAGTGGAGCTGTATTAAATTGTGCTAAAACAAAAGTATTAGGTTTTGGTGTTGAGGTTGATGATTTTCTTTGTGATAAAAACGCAGATGGAGAGGTTTTAGATACTTCTCAACCATGTGGTCAATTTTCAGGTACTTATATGCAACTAAAGCCAAGTGGGTTTGTTGCTTCAGCACCTGAAAATGCTTTTATACAAGCTAATGGAAGTTGTGGTGATGGTAATTATTGTGAAGCTATTGCTGATGTAAGTATTCCAAATCCTGATTATGATCCAAATGCTCCTTTATGCCCAACTCCAGGGTCTGTAAATACTGAGTTTATTCCTGCTGACATTCCTGCAGGTAGTATTATAAATATAAAATTACGCACAAATAGAAGAAGTAACAACTTTACAAATTGTGATAGTATTTATTATGATTATGATAAACGATTTGTTGCTAATAATGATTATAGAAGTTTATATGATTTTGTTATAGGAGACAATATAGATTTGACTAATGGAGTATCTAGTGGTGACAGAGAAAATACTATTGTTTTTGTAGAAAATTTAATTTTTTGGCCAAATCAAAATAGAGGAGGAGGACATCCTGACAGTAATCCTCCAGGTGGTCTAGGTGAAAATGGGACTACTTTTATATATTTTCAAGAAGACCCTTGCAATAACCCTGGATATTATGGAAGCCCAACAGTAGGAGCTGCTTTTAGCGGAAAACAATATCTTACTATTCAAACAGGAACTCCAAAATGTTCAGGAATTGGTCCTAGATATTCATACGCTGAGGTTATAGTAGATATTCAAAGAGCGCCATCATTAATGGTTTTTGAAACAGACCCATTAGAAGCAAATGATGAATTGTATTATGAAAACGAACAAACATTTGATATTGAAAACGGATTTCATTTATCAGGAGATGCAGGTGCTGACCAAAATCAAACTGCAACGCTTCCTGCAATTATAGATTTAAGTTTTTTTAATTGCTATACATTTGGAAATGGAGTAGAAAGTATGGCTATTTTAGATGCATTAACTTCTCCTACATTAAATTTAGGAGAAAAAGTTACTTCAGTTTCTGAGGAAGAATTTAAAGAAGCTCATAGGTTTTCAGATGTAACATATAGTGGTGTATTTAATCAAGAGACAAACTTAAACAAGTTAAATCAATTTAATTTGTCTTTAACTAATTTTAAAACACTTGAAGCATCTTATGGGCCTATAAGAAAAATGCACTCAAGACAAACAGATATATTAATACTTCAAGAAGATAAAATATCTTATTTACAAGTAGGTAAGAACTTATTATCTGATGCTGCTGCAGGTGGAGCTATTACTTCAGTACCTGAAGTATTAGGTAAGCAGATAGCAAGAATTGAAGAATATGGAATTAGTAATAATCCTGAAAGCTTTACAGCTTATGGATATGATATTTTCTTTACCGATGCTAAACGAAATGCTGTTTTACAGATTAAAGGAGGAAGCGCTCAAGCAGATAGACTTAGTGTTATATCTGAAGTAGGAATGAGGTCTTGGTTTAGAGATTTATTTAGAGAGTCTTTTGAAACTCAAAAATTAGGAGGTTTTGATCCTTATATGAACGAGTATGTTTTAGGTTCTAGTAATGTAACTATACCTCAACCTTTAGATGAAAGAGAATGTGGATTTGTTTTAGAAATGAATGAATTAAGCTCTAGTTATTCTTTTATGTTAGATTTAACTAGTATCATAGGAGATGTTCAATTTGACTATAATGTTACAGAAGGAAGTTTAAATATATTAGTAGAATGGAATAATAATGCTGTTATTGCTGACCTTGTAACAGGTACAGGGAATGTATCTTTTAATAAATCTGAATCTTTTCCTACTCAAGCAAAGGTTACATTGTTTCCTAATGCAGCTGATAAACCTAGTTTTACATTAAATTTAAACTGTCCTGTAGGAGATGAATTAACAGTAAAAGAAATAGTTATAAACTTTAATGGAGATGTTAGCTTAACTACTACTTGCAGATATAGATGGCAGCTTTCAAATACTTTAAGTCCTTATAGTACAAATTTAGTTACTTTAGATTCAGATGGTGTATCTTTATTTACAGAACAAACAGGTACTAGCTCTTTTGGTACGATACCTGCGTTGGGTTCTACTGTTATTATGCAGAATAGACAAAATCCAGGACAAACATTTGAGTTTGATGCTAATTCAGATAAATTCAAATATCTAACTACTAATGTAGATTATGACGAAGTAGATTTAAACACATTAATACCTTTATTAAATACAGCAACACCTATAACAGGAAGTTTCCCTGAATATCAAGCTAGTTTTACATATAGCACACAAGCTACTTATATGTATTTAGTTTGGGATTTAAGAGAGTCAGATTTATTACAATTTTGTTATGACTCATCTACTCCTGAAGAAGCTTGTTGTGAATGCGATTAAACTTAAAATTAAATTATGGCAACTATTGTAGATAAATATATAGATTCATCAAGTTTTGCAACAGCAAGCGCTGTATTTGATGATATTCATTTAACAATAAAATCTGTTGATGGCGTATATCAACATAACGACCAATATAGAATTCAGTTAAACGGTTTATTAGGGCCTTTATTTAATTGTGAAATATGTGGTATTCCTTGTGGAGAAAACATATCGCCTCCTGGAGGTGGCCCTGGGTTATATCAATTAGAGTTTTCAGCAGGAGGAACTCAAGCAGACGTAGGGGCTATAGTTATTTATTTTAATCCTCAGACTATTCCTGATGGAATTAGAGTGTTATATGACGGTGTATATTATAATAGATTATCAGTTCCTGCAACCCCTGCTTATCCAGCTTCAGACCCTTATCCTCAACCTGCAGACCCTGGTGGAAACAGACAGAGTACAAGTGGTGTAGCAGATGCATTTACTATAATAGGTAGTCCTACATACGCAACATCAGGTAATTGTCCTAATGTATTTAATGCTCCTACTACTGATCCTAATACTGTTTTTTATGATGGATATACTGGTGCTAATTGGAATGTTGGTTCTCCTTCACCTCAATCCACAACAATAAATACTGGTGATTTAGTTTATGGAGGTAGAAATGTATATAGTACATTGGTAGTGCCAAAGCCAAATGCAAGTCCTGCTATTGTTACAATACAAGTATTAGGACCTTGCAGTCAAACAGGGTGGGATATAAAAGTGAATTGTGCAGAACCTTTGCCTTCTTTTAGCGCTCAAGCTATAGGAAGCAGTACATCATGTGGTACAACTACAGTAACCTTATATTTTGCTAGATTTGAAGGCGATACAACTAGTAGTTATCCTCAGTCTAATGCTCCTGTTTTTTTAGATGCTAATGGTGCTAGTCGTGTTTCAGACCAAAATTATTTAATGGATAACAATCAGGTAATAACAGTAACAGAGGGTGTAGTTTCAAATATTCAATCATGTACATAAAATAATATAAATGACATTAGATATACCAACATATACATTAACATTTAGTGAATCAGTAAAAGGATGGCCTTCTTTTTATAGCTACAAACCTGAGTTTATATTAGGTATGAATCAATACTTATATACTTTTAAAAATGGTAAGTTATTCAGGCACAATACTAATCCTATTAGAAATCAATATTATGGAGTAAATTATACATCTACAATAACAAGTGTTTTTAATCAAGAGCCTACTAAGGTAAAAGTATTTAAAACAATTGAACTAGAGAGTGATGATTCGTGGGATTGTCAAATAACAACAGATTTAGGTGCAGGAATTATAGACCAATCATATTTTGAGCAAAAAGAAGGTGCTTGGTTTTCTTTTATTAGAAGAATAACAGGTAGTCAAGACTTTTCTTTAAGGTCAACACAGGGTATAGGTACTTTTCTTTTAGCGACAGGTGTATCTCCTGATCCAATAACATTAGATTTTAGTGTGTCTATAAGCAATATAATTAACTATGGAGATGAAGTTTTTTATAGTGATGGAACTACTACTGATAAAATAGGTTCAATAACAGCTATAGGAGAAGGCAGAAAGTCTATTACAATCGATAGCACTTCTTTTACACCTGTGGGTTCAAGTGTTCCAGCAGGAGCATATATATTCACTTCAAAAAACAGTATAGCAGAATCTTACGGAACAACAGGTTACTATATGGAGTTTAAATTAACCAATGACAGTCAGGATGCAGTTGAATTATTTACTGTTGACTCTGACGTCTTTCAAAGTTATCCATAGATTTTTGTATCTTTGCGTTAATGAAATTTAATATAAGAAAATTAAACGATTCGGATTACGAATTGATTTTAAGAAAATGGTGGAAAGATTGGAGATGGACACCACCTTCAAAAGATTTTTTACCAGAGGATGGTGAAGGAGGATTTATTGTTTATGACAAAGAAGTTCCTGTATGTGCAGGTTATATCTATATAACTAATTCGTCAGTAGGTTGGTGTGATTGGATTATATCTAACTTTGAATATAAACATAAGCAAAAAAGAAAAAAGGCTATAATAGAGCTTGTAAGGGTATTAACAGAGTCATTAAAGCTATCAGGATGTAAATATTCATACGCTTTAATAAAATCTGAATCATTAATAAAACATTACGAAAGTAATGGTTATATACAAGGAGATAGTTATAATAAAGAAATGATAAAAAAATTATAGTATGGCAGCATTTACAACAATAGCAATGGCAACAGT